ACGGCAGATGAGGCGATGATCTGTTGGGCTTCTAATTTGCCCTTGCGAAGTTCATCGTTGATAACTTTATTGAATTTCTTGACGGCGCCTTTATCAAATTCTTGTAAGCCTTTGATGGTTTCATGTAAGCCGGTAAATACAATCGTGTCTTTACCGGCCATGACTACTCCCGACTTTTGTTTTTCTCTTTGATATAGGCAACCATGCCTTCCAAAATCCCATCAGGCGCATCTAAAAGTTCGCCTGGGGAAATGCCCAACTCCACCGAAAGAACAGCTATTGAATAACTTAGGCTGTCGCGGTGGATTCTAAGTTTGGGTCTGTCACCAACTCAACTGATTTGATGGTGTCAAGGAAGTCCCCGCCAAATGGCTTGACTGGAATTCCATTGGCTTTCAGTGTTGCCCATCCAAGGTAATAGATGTGCTCCAACTTCTGTTCCTCGCCAAGTAACTTGGCCATCCCCTTGCCAAACTTCTGTTCAAAATCAACAATGACACGAGGGCGCAGAACAAATGCGTGTTCTGTTCCATCGTCCATAACTGTTTTGACTGATAATCCATCCATCTTTTTCCCCTTTTGTTAGGTTCTAGGCAAATTTTGTTAGGTTCTAGGCAAATTTTGTTAGGTTTTAGGTAAATTTTGTTAGGTTTTAGGCAAATGCCTTGATGATTGCTCCTGAAATAGGCCATGTCACTGTGACTGTTGCAAGTTGTCCAACAGCACCCTTGAGAGGCTGCCATTCTGAGACAAGTGCGGAAATTGTGTACTTTGGATTTGTTGTAGATGCAGCACCTGAAACCGGCTGAATAACAATCGATGTTGCTGTTCCGAGCAATGGGAAGATTGTTGTTTCTACTGATGAGGTCGCAAAGTCTTGGAAGAAATCAAGTGTGATGCTGTTGTCTTGCAATCCAGCAACGCGAGTCTTAGCAAGTGAGCCAAACGATGTTGTCTCAACAATGTCATATTTCGTATCAAGAGTGATGTTTGAAATATATGAGGTCAAATCGACTCCACCAATAGTGATGGATGGGGATGTAAGGACGAGTTTTGCCATTATGCGTTAGCCTTTGTGATCGCGCCGGTGATTGGCCAAGTGACAGTTGCAGTTGCAAGTTGTCCAACAGCTGCCTTGAGAGGCTGCCATTCTGAAACCAAAGCGGTGAAGGTGTATGAAGGGTTTGTTGTTGTGATTGTTGAAGATGTTGGAACAATCACGATTGTTGTTGTAGTTCCGAGCAATGGATAAATAGTTGCCTCAGCATTTGCAGCTGCAAAATCTTGGAAGAAGTCAAAAGTGACTGAATTATCAACGAGTCCTGCAACACGAGTCTTTGCTGTGCTTCCAAAACCTGTGGTTTCGATGATGTCATCTTTGGTGTCAATCGTGACGTTTGAAATATGATCCGAGAGTATGACTGAGTTGATAGTCACCTTCGCATCGGTAAGGACAATCTTAGCCATTTACTTCTCCTTCATTGTTTGCTGGCGCTGGGGTAGGTAGTGCATCGGGGCTCAAATGCCCTGCTTCAACAAGAGCGTCGATGTTGACACCTAGTTCAAGCAATTCTTTGTCGCTGAGTTTCTCGCCAAGTGACTTGGAAACATCTAGGCGATCAGATGTAATTGTGTAAGCCATGTTTGTCTCCTTATGACTGGGCTTGGTAGGTAATAGTGAATGTGATAACAACGCTGCTTCCATTGGAAGTTGTGCGATATTCAACGGCATCACTTTCAAGGTAGGAATAAAGGCAGGTACCCGTGAATGTCGGGTCTGCTCGAATCACTGTGTCTATTGCTGAAAGCAAAGCAAATGCGCGAATGCGAAGTGCGGGAAACTTAGAAGCTCCATCTTGCGACCAAAGAGCACACGAGATTGTTCCTGACTCATCGTGTTGGTCAGTGAAGGCAAGTGGTGAATTTCTCGCGTTGCCGGCGGTAATAAATGAGTCACCGAAAGAGCCATCATGACCGACTGCAATCGCATCTTTAGGATAAGAAGCATCAACCTCAGCACCATCAAATACTCGAATTCCAGTCAAGGAAGAAGCTGAACCAAGAGCTGCAATGATTTTGTCCACCATCGCGGGGAACGCTGTTATCACAGTCATAATTACGCCAATCCGGGCAATGAAGTGATGTCAAGAAGCTGTTCAACTCGGCGAGGAAGTGAATAACCTGTCGCTGGTTGGTAGGAATCATTGTCCATATTCAAGACATTCATCGAACCGCGTTGTGTCTGCCAGAAGTGCTTGATGAGCTCAAGAACACCTTGCTTGGCAAGTGGCGGTGGGTTCACAAAACCGGCGCGGTATGTAACCACGATGTTTTGGACTCCCGGGCGCCAGGTGCCGGCTGCTGTTGTGTAGAAGTAGGCCGATGAGCCGATGCGGTAAATGCGTTGGCCTGTGCGATCTAGATAAAAATCAGTTCCTTGCGTAAGAGTCACGCCATTTTCTGTCAATGAGGTAACAGTGATGATGTATGGATTGACAACCTTGATGACTGAATCTCCACCATTGAATGTGTCGGTGAAATTTCTTTGACCTAGAATCACGCCGGTATATTCCTCAGCCAAATCCCCTGCAACATCCATGAAGCGACGAAGTTCTTCATCATTTTCAGTATTTGTTGTTGGGATGTTCAAGTGCGCTTTGACTTCATCAAGGGAAACAATTCCCATTGCAGTGAAATCGCGTACTGTAAATTCATCGGTATAAGAGCTTGCATTTGTACCTGTTGCAGTCCATTTGACTTGGTATCGACCGACCTGTGTTGGGGTGTAATCGCAGTTGTAGAGCCCTGTGGAGGCGTTTGTTACTGTTCCTGATGCAGAAGTTCCATCCGGTAAATAGATTGTGCAGGTGACCGTTGTAGCGTTGGCAGCAACACCACTTGAATCGGTGACTGTAATTCCTAAAGGTACGACATCACCTTGGTCATAGGTCATCGTTCTCTCCTTGTAATAGAGGATGTGGTGCGTGGACGCCCTGTTGCGCTAGATGTGGTGCGAATGCGAGTGAATATTGTTGGACGAGTACGCGAGGAAACATTCATTGAAGCTCCTACGCGAACGCGAAGAGCCTGCATACTTCCTTGCCTGACTCGGGTGTTCATCAAGCCATATCCGACAGTTGGTTTGGCAAGAGCGTCTAGTGAAATCGATGCGGTGCCAAGAACAGCAAATGACAAAGAATCAATGGCAGAAGCGGAGAGGTTGAGATTTCCTTGTCCTGTTGTGACAGAGGAAAGTGCTCCCGATGTGCCAGAAGCCGTAAGGGTCAGTGATCCACTTGCCGATGCTGGGAATGCGAGCGCGTCCGTCGCTGAACCCGACAGCGAAATCGAACCTGTTGCAGTAACTGGAAATGCAAGGACAGTTGAAGCTGCACCGAGAAGGGAAATCGAACCCGTTCCTGTTGTTGCAGTTCCCCCAGTGCCAGTTGTTGCAGCGCCCGTAAGAGTGATGGAACCACTACCGGTTGAAGAGAAAGCCAACGCATCGTTGGCTTGTCCAGATAGAGATATGGAGCCAGTACCAGTGGATGCAAATGAGAGCGCATCATTGGCTTGCGCGGATAAGGCTATTGAACCTGTTGCCGTTACTGGAAATTTGAGAACATCTGTTGCAGCGCCCGTAAGAGTTAGGGAACCGGTACCAGTTGAAGCAAAAGATAAAGAATCATTTGCGGCACCAGTCAAAGTGATAGAGCCGGTTGCCGTTACTGCGTAGGAAAGTCCAACGTTGGCCAAACCTGATAAAGCAATGGAACCGGTACCAGTTGTTGCACCTGCAGCTGCGGTGCTTCCATCATAGAGAATGGTTGAATCATTGTAGAGATTGGAAGCCTCATAGAGGATTGCCATTGCGACCTCCTACTTACTAAGCCCAGTTTCCAGCAATGAGAGTGTCGGTTGATGCGCCAATCTTTTCGATTTCAAAGAATGAAAATTGCGTTGCAATTGTTGATGATCCAGTTGTGGACATCTGAAATTGCGGTGTCAGCGTGGATGCAAGAGTTGCGTGTGATTGAAAGAAGCCTTCAAATTCTGTGACATGAGAAATTGTTGCTGCAATCGATGGGCTGACTTGTGTTGCGGTTGTGACTGTGACTGTTCCCACGCGAGAAGCGGTTGTGGAAAAAG